TTTTGCTTTATTAGGAACTAGCATAGTACGTAATTGATCTTTGAACGTAGCCATACGTTTGTTTAATCGTTCTTCACGTTCTTTTTCTTCAATTTCACGCATTTCATCTGCTAGACCTAAGTCATTAATAATATCATCGTCAATGATATCCAATTCTTTATCATCATCTTCTGGATCAACTACAGTTTGTTCAGGTACTGTAGGTTGGTCTAATAGTTCAGCTTCAATATCATCTACAGTTTCTTCTTTAACTGTAGCTGGAGTTTCTACTGCTTTAGTTTCAACTTTCTTAGCTGGAGATTTCTTACGTGCTTCTGCTAAAGCAATAGCATTACGTTCTTCGATTTCTTCTTTAGTAAGAGCTTCATCAGGATTTACTTCAGCATTCTTATCATAAGTAGAAACTACACGTACATCTCCACCTTCGATTTCTTTACGTTCTTCGTATTCATCAGCCATACGTTGAACTTCTTCGATAGCTGGACCGAAACGACGTTGGAATGCTCGACGAGTTTGTTCATCGAAGTCATTCATTTTCTTTTCGTATTCTTTTTCAGCAAAGTTTTCATTTTCATACTTAGCTACATCTTCGATTGCTACTTCTTTAATAGCATCTTCTGTAGGATTACCTAAGTTGTATAGTGGGTTATCACGAATACTTGTAGGTTTTTCTTCTTCTACAGGTTGTGGTGTTACAGGTGTATCTTCAGCTGGTGTTTCTACAGCATTATTATTTTCTTCTGCAGATACATTAGCTTCAGCTTGCAAATCAGATAAGGAAAGAGTTTTCTTTTCCATCTAATAGTCCTCCTTAATTATAATTGGAAATATCTTTTAAAGTAAGGTTATCCTTATTAAAAACTAGATTGACAGACGATGTGTCAATAGTCATTCTAATAAGTAATACATTTACGTTGATAAATGAGCAGTCTACTGTAATAGAAGACATAGGAGCAAGATATGTTTGTATTTGATTCTTAGCTGTATCTTCTAACTCATGTAGTCTATCACTATTTATAAACTTATATCTACTATACAAACCAATACCACAGTCTGGATTGTTTTGTAATGTACCAGGTTCTAATAAGAATAATCTAATAATGTCTACAGCTATAGCTCTAGCATTAGTATATTCTGTTGGTTTATTAAACGAATCTACTGATAAAGCATATTCTTTAATCTTAGATGATGTCTTATATTTATTAGTATCCATAATGCCTCCTTTCGGCTTATTTGGGTAGCTTTAAGCATCTTATTATAAAGTTAGCCCTGTGAAAACATACATGTAAACTGCCCTAAAGGAGGTACATATGGCAACGAAAAGATTCAAATGTCCTTTCTGTGAGAAACGTCTAGAACGTGAACCATTGGTAAGACATATACAAAATAAACACCAAGAACTAATCCCTGAGGGTTACTCTGCAGCTAGAATTGTATTCAATACAATTAATAAGAAGTCTAAAGGAACTTGTGTTATCTGTAAGAATGAAACACAATGGAATGAAAAGACTTGGAGATATAATAAGTATTGTAGTGAGAAATGTAAGAAAGAGATGCGTAAACGTGCTTTAGAGAATATGCATAAGGTATACGGTAGATATACATTCATGCATGACCCAGAGCACCAAGAAAAGATGCTAGCTAATAGACGTATATCTGGTACTTACAAATATTCTGATGGAACTATGTTTACTTATACTGGTACATATGAGAAACGTGCTATTGAGTTCATGGATAAAGTTCTACATATCCCTAGTGATGATATTATGATGCCTGGTCCAACTATCCAATACGTAGACCAAAATGGTGTTACACGAAATTGGATTACGGATATATATTATATACCATATAACCTCATAATCGAAGTTAAAGATGGAGGTGATCATCCTAACACAAGAAGCATGCCTGAATATAGAGCTAAGCAAAAAGCAAAAGAGTTCAATATTATCACTTTAGACAAGTATAACTATATCCGTCTTACTGATAATAACTTTGCACAGCTATTAGCTATATTTATGGAACTACGTTTCAAGTTAGAAGATCATGATAATACTAAGACTTTTAATATTAATGAATTCACTTCATGGTGTGAGAATGCCATCAAGGAACTTAAAGGAGAAGATTAATGTCTAATCTAAAAGAGTTCACTGCTAATGTTGGTGGAGTTCCACCAGCTAATGCTAGTGATCAAATCGTAGTACAATACGGTTACAGTAACTCTTTTACTGGTGATGAATCAGTAGAGGGTTATGGTTTAACCAAAGACCTAGAAGACGATACTATTAAAGTAAAGTCTTCTGACGGTACAAAAGAATATAAGAAAGAAGAATTCTTAAAAGACCGCAAGTTTAACTTATACCGTTTCAAAGGTGAAGATAAACATAAACTAGAAGCCAATAACTTCTATGAACAATTGACTGGCATGGAACTAATCTCTCATGACCAAATTAAATACAATAAAGACTTTGAAGAGATTACATTTGAACCAGATAAAGCATTGGTTGAAATGTCTTCTGTTATTGCTACTCTAGAGCAAGAAGCAGAAATGGCTGAGATAGACTTTTCTAAGTTACCTGATGACTATATGCCATTAATAGGTGAATTAGAAAAGAATAAAGCCAAAGAGATAGTTAGAGATCATCCTGATATTGATGTAATGACAGATAATGATGGGTACTTTGCTATTAATGTAAAGACTATGAATCGTACTGATTCATCTATTGATTTGAATGATGTATTATTAACCGATAATGTATTGTCTGATACACCATGTAGCAACTGTGATAACTATACTAAAGAAGCATTCTTAAACTGTGACCCTAATTCATTTGTATTGGCTACACCAGAATCAGAAAAAGAGTTAGATGCACAGATGGATATATTCTATGGGTTAACTAATGACCAACAACGTTTCTCCGATGATGTATCTATTAGGTTATTTGGTAAAACCAATTCAGATAGATATGAAGAATTGAAGAAACAGTTCTTGAATCAGCCTATAGAATATGACAATATATCTATCAAAGAAGATGTCGAAGCTGACATTAGTGATGAAGATGTACAATTAAAGAATAGTGCTATTCTTAATAGAGCAAATATGTTTGGCATCAATCTTGCTAATAAGGGTAGAGAACTTCATTCTGCTAAAGAATGGTCTTTAAATACAGGTATCTATATTATGAACCTATGTAAGTCTATAGTATCTTTAGAAGAGCTATGGTCTTTATACAAGGGTATGCCTATTCAATTACAACAAATGTCTGACTGGAAACTATTAGAGCTAGTTGGTTGTACTAATGAAACGTTCTATAACTTTATGAAGTCTCATCTTCTAAATACAATGGAACTCAAGTATCAAGATATCACTCTAATTGAGGCTACAGATGTTTGGGGTAATCAAATACAAGACCCAGTATTACCAGCAGGTGTACCATTCTTTACACCAGAAGAGATTGAAAGTAAGCTAAAAGCATATACTAAGAAGCATAGTACTGATACCGATTGTGTAGATATGCTTGCTTGGTTAGATGCATATAAAGATATCTGGCAAGGTATTGATATTAGTTCTAATCGTAGTAAACGTTTAGCATTCAATAAGTGGTTTACTATGGTTAATAAAACCATTAAACAATGGAGAACTTCTGAAAGTGAAGAAGAACTTACTAGTGCTACAGAGAAGCTATTAGCTTTAGGTGTACCAACAACTAAGTTCTTACCATCAGATAGTATAGCTTATAAGAAACGTTTACAATCTGTAGCTAAACAGAAAGTGATTGATAGAATCTTACGAGAATCTGCTATTAATGAAGCTAAAGATATTCCTATAGAGTTTAATAACTATGGTGATCTATTAATTACTAAACCAGAAAAGATTAACTTTGATGATGAGTTCTTTAAGACACATCGTCTATTGGTAATCTATATGACAGCTGGTAATATGGATGGTGTTAAATTCGAATCAGCTAAACTATGGTATATGAATACATGTATCGAGTCTATGTTAAACAAAGGTCATAAAGATAAGAAGCTAATTGATACAAGAGCTAGAATCTTGAATGACTATACTAAGTGTATGGTGTATATACTTAATAAAGAAACTAACTTTAACTTTACTAAGTACTATAGCACAACTAAATTTAATGACAAAGTTATCCGCATCAAAGGCTCTACGTTGAAATATACATTGGACTATCTTAAAGCGGTACTATTCTTAAGATAAAAAATAATAATTGGTGGTACATAACTATATATGTACCACCATATATTGTGCTTGGGAGGTAATTTACTATGATACTGACAT